ATTGAGGAACACTCAAATGAAGAATACTGTGCTTATTGCATTGAGCCACGCATGGGAGTCGTGTCTTGTTGCGGTGAAAACCACTTTGTCCTATTTTCAGATTTGGACACCGATAGTCAACATGAAATCGCGGCAGAAATTGCGCGAAAAGAAGGCTAAAAAGATGGCATACGTTGGGAAATACCAAAGCGTTGCAGTGCCATCTATACCGATCACCAACCCAGAATTTGGGTATGTGAATGCCGCACAAACCAATGTTGCGGAAACGTGGAAGAAGTTTAAACAAACAGGAGTTAATGATGATCGACTATGCACCTCTGCTGATACGAATCGAGCAGAACACCAAGAAGTTGTCGGACAAGTGCCTTCACAAAAAATACGAAGGATACAGTAACGACATAGCCCAAATCCATGCCGACCTGACACATCTAGCAATGTGGATGGTGGCTCAGGAAACAAAAGATATTTTAGATGGCGTATATAGGAGTGAATGATGAATCAAGAACAAGTGTTAATGTTGCTCAACAAGAACGTAAATGAACATACAGAAAAGAAAGCCAACCTTACCTACCTATCGTGGGCATGGGCATGGGCAGAAGCACTAAAGGCAGACCCAGAAGCTGTCTACAAAGTCGAGATGTTTGGTGACAAGTGTTTCATGGACATCAACGGCACAGCAATGGTGTTCGTCACAGTCACTATGTTTGGCAAACCAATGACTTGCCAGTTACCAGTGATGGACTTCCGCAATAAAGCAATCCTTGCTCCAGACGCATTTGCTGTCAACACTGCCATCATGCGGTGCATGACTAAGGCTTTGTCTCTGCATGGCTTGGGCTTGTACATCTATGCTGGAGAAGACTTGCCTGAAGGTGAATCTGGCTCTGACATTGATGTAAACACAATGATTGACCACTTAGCGGCTATTGACGCTGCTTCAACAATGGAAGAACTGAAGAATGCTTACACAGATGCTTATGGTGCTTGCGGTTCTGATAAGAATTGGCAAAAGAAAGTGATTGATGCCAAAGAAAAGCGTAAAGGAGCATTGAAATGAAAATCAAAACAATCGCACACATTCACTATCTTAAATATGATTTTGAAGTAAATGGCAGGTATGAGGTTCTCAGTTTTAAGGCTAGTGACGATTCTTTCCGTACCTATGTAGGCGAACAAGAAATTGAAATTGAAGTGCCTGATGACTATGACCCACGAGGACAGAAAATTACTGCTTTGGAAAAGCAAAAGCAAAATGTCATGGCCGAGTATCAAAAGACCGTGACTGAAATCAATGAACGCATCAACAAGTTGCAAGCATTGGAGTACACAAATGAGTGAAATTGAACAAGGCTCACCAGAATGGTTTGCACAGCGTTGTGGCAAGGCTACTGCTTCTCGCATCTCTGACATTGTTGCCAAAACAAAGACAGGTTACAGCACCAGCAGAGCTAATTACATGGCTCAGTTGGTCGTGGAACGCATGACCAACCAAGTGGCAGAGTCTTACTCAAATGCTGCGATGGAATGGGGTGTCGAGAACGAAACCTTTGCCAGAGCCGCATACGAGGCTAAAACAGGCAATATGGTCGATCAGGTAGGTGCTATTGACCATCCTAGTATTCCTATGTCTGCCGCCTCTCCTGATGGCTTGGTGGGTGACGATGGATGCCTAGAGATCAAGTGTCCTAACACTGCCACCCATATCGACACAATTCTTGGTGAAGAACCATCCAAGAAATACTATGACCAGATGCAGTGGCAGATGCGATGTGCAGACAGAAGTTGGTGTGATTTTGTGAGTTTTGACCCACGAATGCCTAGCCATCTTCAGTTGTTCATCAAAAGAATCGAGCGCAATGACTTGTACATTGCAGAACTCGAAAAAGAGGTTATCCAGTTTCTTGCGGAAGTGGACGACAAAGTTAAAAAACTCAATGAAATTAAGGTGTAAATATGCTAAATGAAGGTGTAAATATGGTCTTAAATAGAAAATTAAGTGCTGGTCAAAAGTTGACAAAACTAAAATTATTACTTGCAGAGGCAGAACTCAAAGCAAATGGTGATGGTTATGTCGAAGGCATGGAATCTGGCTTTGAAATGGGTCTTGATGGTGCTATTGCTGAAATTATAAAAACAAGAGATCACTGGCAAAAACGATTAGAGCCAAGTAAAAACTCAGCAAAAAAGGGATTAGATGATGATTCTTTAGTGCATTTTGAGTTTACAAAAATGGTTCTTGAGATGTTGGTATGCAGATTTCAAGAAGCAAAAATTAATCGTGGTCTTAACTTAGGAGAATGATATGGAACAGCGTGACAACTCAGGTGTCTTGTTCAAGAACGACAAGAAAGAAACAAGCAACCACCCAGACTACAAAGGCAACGTGCGTGTGAATGGTCAGGAATACTGGCTCTCAGCATGGATTAAAGAAGGCAAGAACGGAAAGTTCATGGGTCTGGCTCTCAGCCCTAAAGAAGAACAAGGACAAGCACCACAAGCTAAGTCTTCAAAGAAAATTGAAGATATGGACGAGGACATCCCTTTTTGATGTGATTCAATGGGGAAAGCGTAAGTGAGTACCCACTAACTTAACAGGAGTGAATGATGACAAAACTAGACGATATACATTTTGGTGGTGGCGTGAAGAAGTTCTTTGACTTGCCTATTTTTGGTCGGGCAAGAGCTTCAGACCCAATTACCAGCTTTGAAGCAGCAGATTCAGCTAAAGACTTGGCATCCAAGCACTTTGGCATCATTGTGGACTGTTTAAAGGCTCATGGTGCGCTTGGTAAGGATGGAATAGCCCAACATAGCGGCTTAGACTCAAATCAGGTTGCAAGACGTTTAAACGAGTTGTCCAATATGGACTTAATTGAGTTGACAGGACGCACAGTCAAGTCAAAATCAGGGCGTAATGAACGTGAATGGAAGGTCAAGAGTGCTGAGTAACGTTATCAACATCTTGCTTGTACTCGCATTGGGAGGAGCAGTGACGCTATTAGCTATAGTCGCCCTGCTCTTTTTCCTAGACGATTAGGCCACCAAACCATTCAAGTAGGTGGTCTTACCCGCAACCTTGGTGGCAGTCAATTCCTGCTTCTTCAGGTTATTTGGGTCATAAGACACATGAACCCAACCACTGTCAGGAATGCCCGGAGTGTAGAACTCAAGAATCAACTGTGTGTACTCAAGGTTATCCATAATCCACTGAGCCAGATCAGCATTGGCAACACCAACAATCTCAATGTCTGCCGCCATGCCCTTGCAGTGGTCAGAAGTCTTAGAGCCACCAACGGCAGCATTTGACTCAGGACTGCGATAGGCAGAGTTAACAGAGACAGACTTTCCATAGTGTTCACGAACTGGTTGCAACACCATCTCGCAAAGGGTTTTTAGGTTCTCCAAAGCCTGTTCATCAGGGGTATTGTCCAAGCCCAATCGGGTGGCAGTATCTGACTTTGTGAGTTCTTTGAGGGTGAAGTTTGCTGACAGGTTCATTGTTTCTCCTTTAAGGTTTCGTAGATGGATTCGTAGGCTTGTTGACAGGCTGTGAGTTGTCTGATTGCTTCGTCTCCATCGTCTGTGATGGCGATAAGAGTTTGAGCAGTCGTTGCGTCAAGTTCGCCTCCCTCTTGACTGCTATCTCCGCTGGCAACGGTGGTATCTGAGGTGGTTTGTATGGGGCAACTGGTTTTGACAGGGAGCCGCAACCGCAAAGCACCAGAGGCAATAGCCAAATCACGCTCTTTTGAAATCTGTCTTGCTTTCTCATTTGATGTCCTTAATGCCGTAGCTGTTGATGTCACCGCTGTCGCCAAAGCAGCCTCTTTTGTCCTTGCAATAGCGTTTAAACGAGCAATCTCTAGTTGTTGAGAGACATTCTCATCATGCTTGCCCTTGAAGTAACCACCCCCAAAAGAAATGGTTACAGACAAGACAAACCCTAAGATTACCCAAGGGTTAAAGATGCTCATGGCGCAGGTGGCTCATCATTGTCATTAGCCTCTGCCTTGGCACTAGCATTGGCAATAGCCTTGACACCAGAACGACCCGCTACACCACCCAACACACCAGTGATAAACACCATGATGGTGCTAATCTGTTGCGTGTAAACCTTGTCAATTGCCGCCATAGCACCATTCATAGGTTGAGTGACAAAAGAGACTGAGTACAGGAACATACCCATAGAAGCCAAGAGGATGGTCACCAAGACCACGATAACGAATGCCCATACTCTGACCTCGATCTCGTCTGCGGTCAAACGGTTGTTTTGCTTGTATCCAACGGTTGCCATTACTTTTTCTCCTCTGGTTTGACTAACATATCAGGACAAGTACCTGTAGCGGTACAAATCGGCGGCTTACATTCATCCAGTTCCCAATTCAGCGGGTCTTGGCAAGGGTAACGAAATCTATCCGAACAACCAGCCAATAACCCGCAAAGGATACCAACACAAATGGTCAGCATCACTACAGAAAAGTCATGTTTTGTCATTTTTGCGTTTCTCCTGTTCAATTTGCCGTCTTAACTTCTGAACCTTTTCAACCTCTTGTTTAACCTCGTGCTTGGCCTCAAGGATGTCCAAGTACAGCATCGCACCCAAAGGCAAGAGCAAGGCCACCAACACACAAGCAGCTATCCATCCCATTATGCTTTCCCCCAACGACTCAATAGGAGAAGCCACAGCCACAGGTAGAGGAGGAATATAGTAGTCACCGCTAGGTACGCTAGTTTTAGCTGGAAGTTTCTTTCTTCCTCCTTGCGTTGC